AGATTGCTCGATAAGGTTCTTCATATACTGATAGCTTTTCGTCTTCATTGCCCGGAAGGAAGCCGATATCTCTGGTTGGTACCGCGGAACGTACAACTGTAATGTCATAGTACTCGCAGTCGGGGTTATTGAAAAGTTCGGACAGTGCCAAATAAAAAGAAATAAATGTTTTACCTGTACCTGCCATTCCATGAAGTAGTAAGTGGTCTCCTGAGTCGAATGCATCAAACGTCAGTTGTTGTGCAAAAGTTTTCGGAAAGATTGGCTGAAGCTTCATGCCTCTCTGTGGTACGTGTTCGTTCGAATCTAAAATACCGTTCTTTCTCAGCGAACGACGCTGTCTCTTCGAAAGTGCCATATAACCTACTCTGTTTTTGTTATTATACTTACGGGTTAGAATGTTTCGATTGTGCTGCCCCTCCCTGAGGCTTTCTTGATTGATTTGAGAACATCACGAAAGCCAGCGTCAGGTCTTTGATTGACGCCAGTAACAATGCTTGTCTTATTCGTTGTAATAACGCGGGTGAGATGCGGGTGCCTGGAAGTGAAATCATCCATTTCGGAGATTTTGTGTATATGGTCTTCGTATTCACCAGACTCAGAATTTAAATACGTATATGTAGGCATGTTTTATTTATAATCTTCAACTTCCAACAAGGCTTCCAGATCGTTAGATCTAAGAACATTTTTTAAATATTTTTCTTCTTTATGTTCACGATACTCATGGATAAATTCTTTCTTACTACCATCTTCGAACTTACGTTCTTCTTTACGATAGTTACTTTCTCGTTTTGATTTACTCATATTTGAACCTACCTGGAAATGCTTCCTCTACTAACTTTGATGTAATGCCTTTATATGGCAATTTCTTCTCTTTGACACCAAGCATTAGCTTAGCATCTTCTGGGTGAATACTCTCTAACATCTCAATGAATATACGTTCACGTTTGATGCTATGAATCTGAGCACTGCGTTGATTCTTAGTAAAGATATACATCTTACGAACTTCTTGATATAGTCCGCCTGTATTATCAATCATATCTTCAGCAACTTCGAACGGTGGCGCTCCCTCAGGTAGTTCGAAGACTACTCTGACGTCACACACAGCTTCTAAGATTTGCATGAAAACATTATTGCTTTCATACTCTTTCAGCTTTGCAATTTTGTTCTTTCTACCTGTTGTTTTCTCAACTTCCTTAAAGATATCACTGATTAGTTTAACTGACATTTTAAAACTCCGATATACATTCGGTTAAATTCTTGAGTTTGTATTTAATAAAATAATTAAACAACTTTGCACGAGTTTTACCACTTTGTGCCCGTACTGCCTTCATTGTTTCGTCTTTAATATCTTGTGGTACACGATCTAAATCTATCATCAGACGATTACGATGATAATTATGTTGCAATTCTTCTGGTACTTTGTTCAACAATTCATCAATTCTTTTTGCGCGCAATGGTTTTTGTCGTGCATTGGCTACAAATGTATCATCAGAACTTAACACATTTGGAATACCATCACCTGTATCGCCTTTAATAATGTGTTCTTTTAGGAATGTTTCTGGATCATTACACTTAATCCACTTCTTGCGAGTAGGATCGAACTGAGTTACATTAGAATATTTTTGCAATTGTTGAAAATCTTTATCGCCAGAGAGGATAAGGATAGGATCACCGCCGAGTTGGCGACCGTATTCATGACAAAGGGTAGCAATAACATCATCTGCTTCGGCATGCTCAACTCGGACGGTGGGGTAAGGAAAGAATTCAGCAAGCTCATCACGTACTGCATTGAGAATACGAAAGATTTCATTCCAATCTAGATTAGATTCTTGTCTATTCTTTTTGCGATTCGCTTTGTAATATGGGAAGAACTGTTTACGCCAGTTAGACGTAGCGTCGCATGCGATGACTAACTCGCCAAACTCTTTCTCAAACTTGACTTTGTTCATACGAATAGAATTGAGGATCATATGCCGTAATAGATCTTCATTCGCATTAATGTTTTTAGGTCCGCCAACCATCAAGTTAGCGAGAGCTACTTGGTTGTAATCTAAAATAATCACTGTTAAACTCCACTTATTTACTAGTATATTCTACCAAATAAAAGTGGTCTTGTACATGTTAAAAATCGAAACATAACTGTTTTTCTGATATATCTGTTACCAAATGCTTCGTATATAATTCACGTGAAAATTCTTGCAATGGATGCATTTCTTGTTGTGTTGCCATCACTAGTGAATTCACTGCCTCATATACGAGTGAAGTTTCGTATACTAACTCTATATTGTCAAAATTTAATTCATGATCATTGATCATTGAATCAATAACTGTAGCTAATAAACCACACGATATGTCATCGTGCCAAGTATCAGGCGGCATCTCAGACGCTGGAGGCCTGGTTCTTTCGACTGGAAATGTTAGTACATTATCTTTCATATGTCTATTTATCCAGTTGAATAATTAAAAACCTCTGTACTTTCTTGAGGCAATGATCGATCACCAATAATAGTAAGCATAGATTTGAGTAATGCTTCCCATTCGGGCTTTCTATTTTCCCAGCCATAAAATGTATCAACATATACTTTCGAAGGATTGACATTTGGTTTCATATCCTTATAGTTTTCGATAGTCATTTCTAACATATTATAGAAAGCAGACGCATGCATATTTTGATCTTCATGCATTTGATACATATTTGTCCAATGTGATGCTGTCTCATAGATGCCACCAAAATTAGAATGGACGCAGAGATTTTTTGATGACATTGCTTCTATCAAACTGAGACAAGAGGTTTCTTGCCATGTAGCGGGATAGGCAAAAATATGTGATTTTACTAAAGCTTCGCGTACAACATCATTTTGTTGTGTACCATGATTTGTAACACATGGATTTTTTTCTAATTCTTCAAAAATATTTTTAAAATCAGCATCTCTCTGTTCCCAACCATACAACGCAAAAGAAGAGAATACATCGAGGTGTAGATTGTCAAACTTTTCACATAGCTTATTGAAGACAGGTACTAGGATATTTAGGCCGCGATGCGGGGTAGTATGATAGATCAAATTGATTTTATCTTGAGGATCTTCTTTTTCCTCAATAATAAACGGATCAATAAAGTTACGGAGCACAATACATTTAGAGTGAGGTAAACTATAACGTGCAATATAGTTTTGCATCTGCCAATTCGATACGAATACAAACTTATGAAACTTCTGTTTGCCTGCTGGTGTCGTCAGAAATTCTGATTCTGGATCACCTGGCAAATCATGCGCCCAGAATATCCTGATTTTATCAGGATCTAATTCTCTAACACGTGATGATACTATCTGAAACTCTTTGAGAAGAGTTTGGTCGATGCGTTCAGCTACTTTCTGTGTAAGCTGCTCTGTACCGCCCATAGATTTTTCATTCGTTTCGTTGCGCTTAAACTCGCCATTAATAATCTCAGCCATTTTCTCTATCCTTTACTATATTTTCATCACGTACAGTTTGAATATGACCCCAATTGCCAGCTTTAGTTTGATTTTTATGTCTAAACAAAACTAAAGTATGATTATTATCGGCTTTACCCACAGGATAAACGATCTCTTTCGTTTTTTTAATTCGATGTACATCTAACATTATAAACCACTCTCTAAATAATAAATTAAATTGCCAACGCGGCGATTGTTTACTAGCACATGCGGCCAGCCTGTCACATCAGGGTATATTCGTTGCACTGCATCTGAGGATATATCTTCCTCGATATATAAAACTTCACATTTTATGTCGCGTTGATCAATATAATCAACTAACTCAGCGCATGGCCCGCATCCGCGGGAAGCGAATACTACTATATGATCATCACTCATTGCTTAAAATAAACACGAAGCATTTCGAGTTTGTCATGATACTCGGCTAACTTCGCCATTTCCTCTTCAATTGTTTGCATAATATCAGGATGTTCAGCAACTCCGACATTATTTTTTAACAACACTTCGATGTTGATACGATGACGAGTAATGTTAGAACTAAAATATGTTTTTAATGCATCTAGCATTTCACGTCTTTGATCAAACTCTTCTATTTTTTTCTCAGCCATTTTCCGTTTATCTTCCCACCAATAAATTGGTTATAATATTCTTCAGTTAGTAGTGCTTCACAACGAATTTGATAATCCATTTCCCAGTATGCACACTCAGTTTTAGATTCACAGAGTTGTACTAAGTATCGTTCGAACTCTGCACCATTGGCTAATTCTTCCTTTAGCTCTTTATTTGATCCGTAGTATTTTTTCCAGTCTGACTCGACTAAGACTTTCTTTTTCTTCCCTTTAAC